TATTTAATACATATATATATATATATATATGGTATCAAATAAACAAATTAAAAATAAGACCAAGAGATTTAGCTCAAAAACCAAAAGTCGTAAAAATACAAAACGCAAAACCAGAAAAACTATTCGTTCATAGACATTCGTAATGTTTTTAATACAAACTGTTGTTTGTTTGATTGTTTCGCAATAAACTCTTTCATATTTTGAATCGTTTGTATGTAATCCGCTTGATTATATATTTTCAATAAAAATTTGAAAAACTTGACATCATTTTTTCCATTAAAATTCAAAGAATTATTATTATGTTGGATACACCATTCAACGAAATCGTTGATTTTATAAAAAAACGCCGATTTGAAAATAAAATAAGCCATTATATTCGTATTTTCTTTATATTTTTCATTACGTTTTTCAATAGACTTTGCGTCTTTTCCCCATAATTGATGATATTCAATATCCATAAAATCCAATATTTTCGCACACTGAAATTGAGAAAACAAAGACTCATAAAATACCATTTTTTCCATTTTATCAAATCTACTATCTACATTCTTAATATTTAATGTAATTACCATTATATTTAATATTTCAGCCCAAACTTCAGTATATGTTTCATAAAAAGCCGGATCATTTTTAACAGGAAATACACTATGAATCATTTCATTTAATCGTGTTTGATTCTTTGCTGAAAAATCCAATCCAAATGTATGAAACGTTTCATGTATTAAAACCTTGAACCACTCTTCTGTACGATATATATAAATATCGTTAGATGTACGTTTCATATTACATGCAAATGTAAATGCAGTATTTGCATTTGTTTCATCAATTATTGTGTTTGATGAATCAGGCAATTTCTTTTTATGATCCGTGAAATATAAATAAATATTTATATTCGGAGAACACAATTCTTTTATAAAATGAATTAAAGTATATATCCATATTTTTATCTTCTTCAACACCCTAGGAAATAACTTTACATCAGATTTTAAAGAAGATAAATACACATTAATCTTATGATTACCATCTTGAGAACCTATGGAAAACTCATATTTACGAAAACTTTCTAATGATTCACACCTTTGTTGAAGTTCATCATCAATAATCTCATATTTATCACCTTTTGGTAATTCACTTAAAACTGTATGAACAACACGAGGATTCCATATTGAAGCTGTTTCCATCAATTTAAAAATCTTCTTTAAAAATGTTCTTGACTTTGATGAAAATATATCTGTTTCTTTTTTAAATTCGGAAAAAAACTCTTTTATTTTCTTTGAATCTTCTTTATAATTCATTTTACTGGAATATATATATTCAATAAAGATTTATATCTCTAAATTGACTTGTCTTAATATTATAATAAAACTATTATAATTTTATTTTTTCTTAGATGACTTACGTTTGTTTTTTCGTTTATTCTTTTTTCTAACGGTTTTTTTCCTTTTTCCACCTGTTTGGTTAGATTGATTTATTGGAAGAACTAATGATGTTTCATCTATTAAATTATATTTATAATTGATCAAAAATGTCTTTAATTGAGAATTATCAATATTAAAACACTTTAATATTTCTGGAAAATTATTATCATCTTTATTAATTTCTAATTTATCTATTTTTTCTTCATCTATTGTAGCAACCGACTCACCTGAAAAATAAGATGACCAACTTACTTGAGTCTTTATATATTCTTTCTCAACTAAATGATCATATAAAGCACTATATGCATCTCTTTTATCTCCTTCAGTATAATCCTCATTTGAAAACAAACCGTTTTTCTTTATTCCACAATTTGGAATAAGAGTTAATATATTCTTCTCTTCTCCTTGTTTAATAAAATTAGTTTCGTTAATTTGATTATTTTCTACTTGTTGTGTTTGACTTATACCCTCACCTACTACATTTGAAACATCATCACTACCTGCAAAAAATGATAATAAAGTATCCATTTAGTATATATTAGTATATTATTAAAAAATTGATTCAAATATATTATATTAGTCTTACACATACGTATTAACAATAAATATGGGAATAAAAAAATTAAATAAATTCTTATTAGACAATTGTAGTGTTCGTTCAATTCGTAAATTGTATTTCAGAGAATTAGAAGGAAAAACTATTACTGTAGATATAAGTATATACATGTATCACTTTTTAGGAGACAATACATTAATGGAAAATATGTACACTTTCTTGTCCATTTTAAAATATTATTGTGTGATTCCTATATTTATATTTGATGGAAAACCTCCGCCAGAAAAATGGGATCTAATCAAACAAAGAAATAGCGAACGAAGAGATGCTAAACATAAATATTATGAACTTTTAGAATCAGGAACATCTGTTTCTCCAGAAGAACTTGAAACACTACGCAAAAAAATGGTTAAACTTACACAAGAAGATATTTCTCAAACAAAACAACTCATCGATGCATTCGGGTTCACATATATTGATGCACCGAAAGAAGCTGACCACTTATGTGTATCTTTTGTAAAATCTGGTATTGCATATGCGTGTTTGAGTGATGATTGCGATATGTTTTTACTAAATTGTCCAAAAGTTATTCGATATTTAAGTCTTATGAAAAAAAGTGCCGTAATATATGATACTGAAAATATATTACGTGAATTAAAAATCACGCATGATGACTTTTTGAAAATAATGGTATTAACCGGAACCGATTATAATTTAGATCAAAAAAGATCATTAAAAAATTGTCTGGATTTATACAAACAATATAAATCAGATGATACATCTTTAATAGAAGACTTTCATTATTGGATATGTGATAAAAATCACGCAAAAAGCAAAGACGATCTTGATTCACTTTGCAACATGTTTAATATGGATATTATTATGAAAGAATATTATAAAATTATGGAAGATTATTTAAACGGTGAAAATAAAAAAAACGATATAAACAAAATCAAACAACTTATGATTCCATATAATTTTATATTTGTGTGATTACATGATTGTAGATACATAACATCCCTTATAATCTTCAATACCTGTATGACACAAATTTATGGATACATCTACATATATTTCACCTTTCAATTTTGTCCATCTACTACAAAATAACCAATCTTCGGAAAAATAATGACCATCTTCTACACCACAATCAAATAAAGCATATGCATATTCATTTTCTTCTGGTCTTAGAAAATTTACATCATCCACATATTTTGTTGAAGGATAAGATTTCATCATTTTTTCTAATACATCTCTATGAATCATCATAAAACCTGTTGCAAGATGCTTTACACGAGCCATATTTTTATCTATTTGTAAAACTGAATCTAAATAATTTATATTGTATTTTAATAAATTTGCTTGAATCATTACACTATCGCTCAACATATTCTTTAATTGAGAATTATTTTTCTTCTGTAACATAGATTGGATTACATTTGAATTATATGGATTTTGAGGATCACCCATTAATTTATTCCAATCATAATTCTTTAAAGGATAAATACCACCTACCAACTCTTTCTCACACAATAATAATTTCATTATGTCCATAGGTTCCCAAGTTATATCATTATCAATAAATAAAAAATGTGTTGCACTTTTATCTGTCATCGCACGTGCTATCAAATTATTTCTTGCTCTTGATACCAAACTATCATTCTTACAAAATTCCACTTTTAATGGTATCTGAAATTTACGAAATAATTCTGTAGTTCTCATTAAAGAATGTACATAATTTACATAACAAAGACTACCAAAACACGGTGTCAATATATATAAAACTGGATTGTGTTTAATTTTAAATGCATTTATCTTTTGTTCCATAGTTAAATTCTCTGATCGATTCTCTTCAATAGAAGGCTTTATTTTAGTATTATCTATTTCTTCTGCGTTATCTTCATCATATATTCTATATTTTAAATTCTCTTCTTCATCTATAGTATCAAGCTTACTCATAAGTTATCTATATGAATATTACACATATTGAATATTTAAGTAGTTTGTAGAAAAAATTGATATACTTTTTAAAACTAAAATATATTACATAATATAATATCAATATGAATTTAACCAACGAACAATATCAAAATTTGGAATCAGAATGGACCAACTTATTAGAAATGGCTCCAGATGAATTCCCATACCGGTCATTCGATAATTATTATAATGTAAAAAAATATTTGTTAGTAGAACTTATTGATGTTGAATTCAAACGCAATCTAGCAATTAACTTTTGCTATATGCCTGAAACCAGCAACGAAAGTGAAGTTTATATACTTTCAAGACTACAATCATGGTGTCATCAAAAATTATTGGCTCAATTAGGAGGTATTAAACACTTTAATAATTTTATACTTTTATATCAAGAAGAATATGGTCATGCAGAAGCATTTTCATATTATCATGAAATCAGAAACCAAATGATGACCGTATATAGAAATAGAAATAACGATGAATATAGTAGAACTTTCTATTATATACCACAAAAATTTCCCACAAGAGAAAAATGGACAATAAATATTTCAATACTCAATATGGATTCCAGCAAAAAACTCAAACAAAAATTTACTTGTCCCATTTGCCTTGATGATCACCCTCTAATTAAAACTATTATTACAAATTGTAATCATAATTTCTGTAAAAACTGTATATGTGAACATATTGATACATTTTCAAATAAAAATATACCGAATTGCCCCATGTGCAGATCTGATGTACATCAATTCGAAATTAAAGACTCGGAATATTATCAAGAATTACAAGAAAAATATAATTAATTATTCATAATTTCAAACCCATGAAGCAGCAAAATGATGAACACAAACTACATCATCAGTCAATTCTTTATATTTAGCTTTGAAATTCTCATTATATTTAATAGGATAGAATAACTCGGGTTTTAATGCAACTTTTGAAAGATACTCTTTATGTTCTCGAAGTAAATAATTACTCAACATTCCAGGACCAGTTGCATATAAAACATTATTATTTGTTTTATTTTTTAAAACACCATTTTGGATGAGTTTTTTAAATATTATTTGTTGAGGTGCTGATATCATAAAAGCATTACTTACCCAATCTTTCAAATTTGTAATAAGATGAACTTCTTTAATAATGTATGGATCTAATGGTTTTATACATTCAAAGTCCAAATCAACATATATACCTCCATAATATAACAAATAAAAATATCTTACTGCATCTACTCTCATAATGTTTTTTTCATAACTATCATAAGTATCTAAAAACCAAGGATAAAAATTCATTATAAAATTTCTATTATCAATATCATCATGTAAAATAAATGTATAATCACTATTATATTTTTTCCACGATTCAACACATATAGGCTTAAATACACTCAAATCTATTGTTTTTGTTTTCCAAGTTCTATGGAAAATTTTAGGAACCATTTCACACACATTATATTTTAATACAACTTGATAATTATGAACTATTACTTCAAACTCGTTTTTATCTGCTATAAAATCTAATATACTTCTACCCTTACCACACGGAAATTTCAAAGAATTCATATCTATATTTGAATCTTCTCTAATCAAACTAGGTAAATTATTCATATCTTTTGGTGTATCATCTATAAATATTAATGTACTATTTTTAAAATAAAATATTCCTGATTTGAATTCATTTAACGCTCTTTCTGAACTTTCTAAATCATTATCTAATTCTGTCTCTAAACTATCAAGATAAAACAGGTCTACTTCATATATTTCATGTTCTACCAGAGAATTTATACCTTTTATACTATCCATAAAAATAATACTTGTTTTATTAGACACATCTAATTTTACTTTATTAATATCAAACAAAAATACCTTTCCGTCATAAAAATTTATAAATTTATCAAACAAATATATACTACTAGGATCATCTTTTGATACACCAGTTTCTACTATACAATATGTTTTTTTACTCTTCTTCTCCAATTGTGTGAAAATCTCCAAAAAAGTATCCTTTCTTATACCTAATTTATTGTAATATTTTGGAAGAAATACATCTTTAACAAAACTCATTTATATATATCATTTATGTTATAATTATTATTTTAACGTTTGAATAAAAGGACATCGAATTTTATTATCATAAAACAAACATTTTTATTTTGTTTTATGTTTTATTACTTTTTAATTTTTTTTGATTTTTATATTGATCTTTAATTAAACTTATTTACTTCTTTTCACCAGTCTTTGGGAAGTGGTGCTTCATGTATCTTTGAAGGTTGAAATAAGTTAGCTTATCCTCCTTTCCAAGCTTCAAAAGCTTAGCAAGCTTGGCATCAGCGTTGATATTTCTACCATTCTTTGGGTCTTGAAGCTTGTGCTCTCTGATATAAGCGTTAATCTCCTTACTAACATCAGTTCTAGCGAGCTCAGAACCCTTTGGCTTTCCAAGGAAAGTTGCCAACTCATCACTAATAAGAGTTGGCTTAACAAATCCAGAAGGAGCTCTGTTTCCAGAAGAACGCTTCTTCTTAGAAGCTAACTTCTGACAAGCCTTAAGCTCCTTAGCAACCGCCTTCTCAAGTACCTTGTACTCAGTCTTTAGTGATTGCAATACACCAAATGCCATTTGAAGCTTTGCACCAACCTCGGCAAACTTAGCATTTAGAGGTGAAACCTCAGATGATTCAACAACAGTATTCTCGGGAGCAGGAGTAGCAGGTGCAACCTCCTTCTTCTCAACAGCCTTCTTCTCGGAAGTCTTCTTAGTAACCTTTTCGGTAGCAGTCTTAGTAGTAGCAGTTCTAACCATCGTACAACTTATAACATATATATATCTATTTTTTTAAGTATTTTAACGCAAATATATTTTTTTTATGACTTGATGTCTACACCAATTAAAATGCCTAAATAATATTTTTTTCAACTTATTAAAAAATGTCTAAAAATCATAATGATTCATATAAATATGGCATCGATATTCTTGCATCACGACTTACAATAGTTAATGCTCTTAAAGCATGTAATGCTCCTATCTTTCTATGTTCATCATCTATACCTGTATATACCATATACTCAAACACTTTTAAACACAACTGCTTCATTGTAAATACATTATTACGGTAATGACCTGACATAAAATTTGCCGTATCTCTCGAAAAAGGATCTTCCAAAACACATATTCTTCGTCTAAGTTCTTGAGATATTTGACCTCTATAAAACCAAATCTCATACAAATATCTATATAACCTTATATAATCTTCACGTGTAAGTCTATTAAACCATGAAGACTGTGTATAATTACCTAAACCATCTATTTCCATAAATAACGTTTCTACACGCTCATCTAAAGTACGATTTTCTCCACGTAATCTATTTAACCTCTCTTGTGCTTCTAACACTATATTATTACGATCTGAATTATTAAAATATCTACTAGCAATCCTATTCAAACTTTCTTGTATATTACCATTTGGACGATTTATTCGTGTTACATTATTCACACTATTAGCAACAATTATATCACTTAAATATTTTGGATAAACTATGTTCAATAATAATATTCTCTTCAGTATTAAAATTATAACATTATTATTTACCTTTATACGATTATATGGATTCTTTATATCTACTAATTCACTATTACTCAATAATATATTTAATAACTTTAAATCCATACTATATCTACTTACTTTCTTAGAATTCTTTATCAATAATAATAATGAAATTATATTAAAACCATACTTAATACCAGAATCATCTTGATAAGAAAAAAATAATTCATCTTCTATTGAATCTAAAGGCTCCAAAGTATAAAAATCTGTATCATTTACACATTCACTTATATCATCATTCAGTTTTACAATATTTAGTAAACGTTTCTTAATATATCGTTTACATTCATTCTGTATGAATCCTGCATTCTTATCTCTAAGAAATCTATTCTCTATACGTTCTATTACTATTGCCTTCTTACCAGACACTAATAATTTATGAAATTTTGCTATTTTCTTCAATTCAGGCAATTTTAATTTATTCAAACATACATTATTTTTAAAATAACACTTATAATTTAGTGTGTTTATTACCTCATTCTTTGAAACATCTATTACCTCATTTGTTAATACTGGTTTTGAAAACATAGTATATTATATATTATACCTACTATAATTTTATACTTCTTATTATTGTTATATTTATGCATTCATAATATTCAAATATATTATCAATTATACACACAAACTATTACATAATTATTAAAATTTTATTTAATAATAATTTATTTACTTATTCTATATAATATGAAATACTTATTTATTGATATAAGACAAAGTGATGAAGTATATAACAAGAGATTCGATACTTCTGATAAATACACACATCAAAATATTCAAATGAATATGATTCGATTTAATGTTAATATGATAAAACAACAGTTAAATCATGTAGAAAATATATTTATTGTTTGCAGATCTTCCAGCAGATCTCAATTCATTAAAGATAAATATTTCTCAGATGAACATAGAATCAAAGTTGATCCAAAATTACAATTTGTTCATTTAAAACACGGACAAAATTCTATCAAATTAAATGATGATAATCTTAATATTAATATTGTTGGAGCTAATAGTTTTAATCTTTATAATATCACACGTATCATTCAAATTTTAGTGGGATTACTTATATTAATACTCGGTGGATATACCTACTACTATATTAAATCTATTAAAAATATTTACACCATTCCTTTAATTATATTGTTAATCTTTGGATTTATTAATCTATTTCAAGGTATTACCAATACATGCATGTTATCTTCCTTACTAAGAGATTTTATTAATTAAAAAAGGTTATCCAATTTATTATATCGAAGATACCTTTGGTTATGTTAATTATAAACAAAACTTTCAATTTTATGAAAAATATTTTTCAAAAAATTGATTCTAAAATTGATTCATCATAAATACGCATTATACCTGATATATTAGTTTTATTATGTCTCAAGCTTCTATTGTAGTTCAATATAACGATTGGAATGTTGATTCTGTCAAATACATGCCACCTAAGGTCAATAAACAACAAGGAAAGGCTATTTCTATCTTGAATGCATCTGCTAACAGATCACTATATGTAACTACCCCGTTATTGCATACTTGGGGGTGTTCTGACTTTATGAATGAAGATGGAACAAATGATGGTAAGTTTAGTGTTCAATTGAACTTCCCAAACAAAGATTATGAAACAAAAAACTCAAAACTATTCTTAGAAAAAATGAAAAAATTCGAAGAAAAAATTCTAAATGATGCCGTCGAAAATAGTGAAGAATGGTGGGGAGAAAAAATGGACAAAGCAATCTTGAAACATACATTCTTCCCATTTGTAAAATACCAAAAAGATAAAAATACTAAAAAGTTGGACACATCAAAGCCTCCTTCAATTAAAGCAAAAGTACCTGTATATGATGATGTTTGGAATGTTGAAATTTATGATACTAAAAATGAAAGAATTTTCCCTTCAGAAAATTCTATGTACACACCAATCGATCTTATTCCAAAACAAAGTAGAATTGCATGTGTACTACAATGTGGTGGGATTTGGATCGGCGGTAAAGGTTGGGGTTTAACATGGAAAATGATACAATGTGTAGTTAAACCCAGAGATAATGTTACTATTTCAGGTAGCTGCCATATTCAATTGTCTGAAGAAGATAATGATGCCATCAATAATCAAGAATTACCCGATGAAACACCTGTTGAAGAATCTCAAACAGATGATGTTGTTGTTGAAGATAGTGATGAAGATGAACCTGAACATGAACCTGAACCTGAACCCGAACCCGAACCTGAACCCGAACCCGAACCCGAACCAGTTAAGAAGAAAGTTGTCAAAAAAGTTGTAAAGAAAGCAAAAGCATAAAAATAATAGATAGAATTAGCTAGGTTTTAATATAATATTTTTTTAATTATATGTATTGTATAAAAAATCTGCACCCGGTAAAGTAACACTAAAATTTCCCTTTTTATCTCCTTTATAAATATGATGCTTTTTATGATTAGTAACTAACCATTTTACAAAACTATTTTTTTCTGCCAAATATTTTGTAATATCACACGGTAAAGATACAGGTGTATAATCTTTTCCACATTTATAATGAATATGGGGATGTATACTATTCCACATTATAATAGCGTATATTAGTGGTATTAAAGGTATCAATATTATGAAATATATATTAATTTTTATTGGATAGAAAAAATAAAATAAATAAACTAATAAATAAAGAAGTACACTAATTCCCAATACTTCTGGTAATTCAAATATCAAATTTTCTGCTTCTCCAATATCTTCATAATCTTTTGTATTTCTATATATTAAATTCATTTCATTATCTGTATGTTTATGATGTGTAATATGAGATTTACCGTAAAAGTATTTATCATCATGCATCATAAATCTATGAAACATATACTCAATATTAGTGCTAATAAAATATACATAAATTAAGTAAACTAAATAACTCAATACAACTTTAAATTCCATATATGTATATAATCATAATAAAAATATTTATTCTTCTTCTTCTTCGTTCTGTATTTGCAAAGGTTCCGGCATATTTACACAATTATCCATCTTTACTTTATCCCTATTATTATACGCTAATAACATCACATCATCCATAGTCTTTTTATATTTTTCAGGATTGTTCTTCATACCTTCTATATAATTATTTAATCTACTTTCCAACTTGGAATTTAATTTCGTCTTACGTTCATCATAAAAATCACATATTTCACTAAATCGTGTATCTATCATCTCAGTAAATACATTATCTGCCAATTCTGTAATAAACTTCTCTTCTATTTCACTATACTTATGAGCATACTTACTACGCAAATTTGTTAATGCTACATTCAAATACTCTGGATATTGTCCAGAAAAATGAACTTTATGAACATAATACAGTAAACTACCATGTATTTTACTCAATACTTGTTTTTTATCCTTATCTGTTAATAAATTTGCGATTGGTTCACTACCCAACTGAACTCGATAAGATACATTCACATTATTATTTATTATTGTATTATTATTTACAATATTATTTACAGTATTGTTAGAATTGTTCATAGTTGTTACCGAATTGGTATGTGTTGTTAGTGCAGTTGTTGTATCAGATTCATTATCGAATCTTTCTTTCATCTTTTTTGCTTCTTCATATTGTTTATTTGCTTCATGTTTCTGTTGTTCATAAACTTTACAATGTAATTTATGACGTTTTAATGATGATTTAGTAGCAAAATATACATTACAATATTCACAAGCTAACGAATCATCGGGTGAAGTTTTTAAATCTTTTCCATTTTTATCCATTTTATCCATTTTATCAGAATTTTTTACAGCATTTTTATGTTTTGCAGTCAATAAATGTTTATCATAGTTACCCTTTGTACTGTATTCACAATCACATTCAAAACATCGGAAAACATTTTGTGTTTTACGAGTGGAATTTTGCAACCCTTGTGTTCGATTTCGGTTCGTTTGGATAACTTTTGGTTCATTTTTGGATAACTCTAATTTGTGATTTTTCCAGTAGTGCACTCGTGCGTTCGAGTCAAACTTAGATAAACAAGAACTATAATACTCCAAAATATCGGTTTCCCAGTTGTCAATTCCTCCATGTGCAGTTATTTGGTTAAAAAATTCTGGATTAGTTGTTTCCATTTTCAAGTTTCGAAATCTATGACGAACAAATTTTAAATTTGTTGTAGCGCCAATTTCAGAATATTTTACCTGTGGATCTTTGCATTTAATTTCATAAATTATGGTCTTAGAATAGTCTGTTTTAGGCATTTAATATATTAATATATATTTCTTTATATATTTTTTTGTCTAAAGGTTGTAAAATATTTAAAAAAGGTTGTAAAAAAGGTTGTAAAAAGGGTTGCAAACTCTTTTTGAGTTCACTTTTTTAGAGAGAGAGAGAGCCGACTTTTTTAAAATTTTCTGTGAAAAAAATAAGAATTATAACAATAATTTATTTTTTATAATTTCTATGGATCAAAACATTTAGAAATTCATTATCTATTTTTTCTTTTATTTTTTTTGCTTCTTCATAATTTTTGTATGCTTCATCTTTCTGTTGTATAAAATCTTTACAATGTAATTTATGACGTTTTAAATTATAACTAGTTGAAAATGTATTATTACAATACTTACAATCGAATGAATCAATCGGTAACGTTTTTACATCTGTTCCATTTTTATTTATTTTTTTGGAATTTTGGATAGTATCGGATAACTCTAATTTATGTTTTTTCCAGTATTTTACTCGTTTATTTGAGTCATTTTTTGATGTACATAAATCATATTCCTCTAATATTTCGACTTCCCAATTATCAATACCTCCATTTGCAGTTATTTGTTGACTTAATTTAGGGAATTTTGTGTCCATTTTAAGTTTAAAAAATCTATGTCGTAAAACATTTAAATTTGTTGTAGCACCAATTTCAGAATATTTTACAAGTGGATCCTTGCATTTAAATTCATAAATTATAGTCTTAGAATAGTCTGTTTTAGGCATTTAATATATTAATATATATTTCTTTATATAATTTATTTCAAAAATCTTTCAAAATAATATTTTTAGGTTCTCAAATCCTCTGAAATATTTTGTGTATGATTTTAGACAATTATAATAGAATCATTTTGTTTCATTTCTTGTATTAGATCACTATAAATTATATCTAATTTTTCATCACTATTTACTCTTTTACTTGTATTTATAATATTTAATTTTCCGATGTTAAGTAATTCGCTAAGTTGATCTTGTTTGTCAAAAATATCTTCATATTTAACACAATATACTTTATAATTTCTTGGTTTGGTTGGTTTTAAATAATTATTATGAAATTCATTAAGTTTGTATAAATCTTGACCGGATTTATAAACATCATCTAATTTAATGTCTTTGTCAATTTGAATATTAGTTAAATGTTTAGGGTTTTTAAATCTACTTGGTATAGAAAAACTAGGATTTCTATAAATGTATATAACATGATATTTATGTAGTTGACATTCAGAAATAGCTATACCATTAAACCATTCACTATTTGGAACTCCAGATTTCCAATTTCCAACATATTCTAATTCTTCTGGAGGAAATCTACTATGTATATGTTTTGTTTGACCATATTGTTTTAGTGCATTTTGAAGCATTTTAGATCCACATCCACCATATGAACATACATAAAATGTATTGTCCGATTTATTATTTTTCCTCATATTAATATGAAAATATTATAATAACCTTATATATTTATTCTAAAATAATACATAGGTTCTCGAGTGGTTCTCAAATCCTCTGAAATATTTTGTGTATGATTTTAGACAAAATATTTTTGTTGTGTATTTTATTGTATTTTTTTCAAACAAATTTATTTTAAGAATTTGAGAACCTAATTATATGTTTGAGAACCAAATACAAGGATTTTAATCAATTGGAGTAGTATTCCAAGTTCTAGCATTAGCATTATTCTTTATTACTAATCTAATTCTATAAACACGTGCTCCAAACTCAGTAGTTTGTGTTAATAAATGTTGACCAGTCGCAGGGTTAATTGTAAATTTGAATGAAATAAAATCATCTTGTTCAAATGGTAATGGAGCTGTATAATGAACGTCACTCCCGTCAACATCGACTGCTACAAATGAAATATCGTTAAACCTTTCAGGAGCTCCATTAAGAATTTGACGAAATAGTTCCCTTGTAATATTTTCACTACTGTCAAATTCATCGGTTGTACAAACACGATTAACAGATGGGTCTATAAAGAATTTAGTATTATCTTCATTATTGGATTCATAATCACCTCCTTCACTTACATCATTAATATCGGTATATGCATTTTTAGCCCATAATAAACCAGAAATATCTTGTTGGAATGTTTCTTCACCTAAAATATTGAGTGAATTAATTAAGTCTTCTTCATTATTAAAAAGATCAACACCAGCAGGAGTTTTAAATAACTTAAGTGCTAAATAACGTACAAAATCGTGTTTTACTAACATTTTTTCGTCTATTGGTATATCAGAAATAGCGTTTTCACCAGGCCATTTGTTAAGTTGTGCATTAACAGGTGAAATATTAAAGTTATCTGGCCAATTTTCCATAAATGTAAAATAATGAATATCTTGTGCTGATATATCATTAATATCCCAAGAATTTGATGAAAACCTGAATACATTTTTTAAAGTATCATTATCTATATAGAATATTGCAGTAGCACTAGCATCAATAGTCGTTGGTACCGATCCAAGGTCTAATGTAGCAGATATATCCATAATTTTATTGGTTGTGAACGCATCTAATACAAAATCAATAGAAGCCATTATATGAAAATTGTATATAGAAAATTTATATAAAAAATAAAAGTGAAATATAATAATTAAAATATTTGTAAAAAATTGATTGTAAAAAATGATATTAAGATAACTGCATAATACCTTTATATTCTTATATCGCTACTAATATGTCTAAGCCAATTATTGATTACAAAGAATGGGATGTTGCTTCTAACAAGTATATGCCTCCTAAAATTAATAAACAACAAGGAAAAGCAATAAATATGATAAGTACTAAGACCAACCGTTCTATTCATGTTACTTCTCCATTACTTCATACTTGGGGTTGTCAAGATTTTGTAGGAGATAATGGTGTAGGAGATGGTAAGTTTAGTATTACTTTAAATTTTCCAAATAAGGATTATGAAACAAAAGATACAAAAATATTTTTAGAAAAAATGAAGGCCTTTGAAGAACAAGTTTTAGATGATGCTGTTAAGAATAGTGAGCTGTGGTGGGGTGAAGAGATGGATCGAGGAATTTTGAAGCATACATTCTTTCCTTTTGTGAAGTATCAAAAGGATAAAATAACAAAGAAGATTGATATTTCTAAACCCCCTTCAATAAAGGCTAAGGTACCAAATTATAATAACGAATGGTCTGTTGAGATATTTGACACAAAGAACAATCGTTTATTTCCATCTGAAGATAGTATGGATACACCTGTAGAATTGATTTCATCTGGAAGTAATATTGCAAGTATTCTACAATGTGGTGGTATTTGGATTGGTGGTAAAGGATGGGGTTTAACATGGAAGTTGGTTCAATGTGTGGTAAAGCCAAGAGCAAATGTGTCAATTACTGGTAAGTGTCATATTCAATTGTCTGAAGAAGATTGTGAAGCGATTGATAAACAAGAATTAGAAGAAGATGTTGTAGAAGAACCGGCTTCGATGGATCCTGCAGTAGAAGATAGTGATGAAGAAGTAGAACCAGTAAGAGAGCCAGAGCCAGAGCCAGAGCCAGAGCCAGAACCAGAGCCCGAACCAGTAAAGAAGAAGGTAGTAAAGAAGGTAGTCAAGAAAGTAGTAAA